TTATAGCCCGGAATCAGCGTGTTTGCGGATCCTTGGAACGAGCATTCAAACTCTTGCTGGAATGCCTGCTCACCAAGATTCTTGCGCATTTCCTCGGCCCATTGCTCGTCGCGACCGGGCACATCACGCCACGTAAACCCAATCGTCTTATAGGTATTACGTTTTTCTTCCGAATCATTCCAAATCTTGTAAAACAGATTGTATCCGTTTGGTGTGCTAATGACGAACAACTTCGTCGTCTTACCAGACGAGATTGCCGGAAACACGGAGGTCATGAACTCACCCGCAATGTTTTCAGGCACGTGCGCAAACTCATCGAGGAACAGAATGTTGAACGTGTCGCCGCGGATGGCGCTGGCACTGGTGCTTTCCGCACGTACGCGGGAGTTGTTCGCGAGCATGATGAGCTTCTGATCCCACTTGAGAATGCCTTGCTTTAGGAAGTTGGGCAGATACTCATACGACTGCTTCAATCGGCGCAACAGCTCAATCGCAGTGTTTTCTTTATTCGCAAGAATGCCAACACTTACATCCGGATGAAAGGTAATGAACCAGAGAAAATATCCACACACCACGACGGTCGATTTTCCCGACTGACGCGCCATCTTGCAGATAACGAATCGGTTGTTTTCGAAGACGTCGATGATGCTCTCTTGGAACGGCCACATCTTGAACGGCACGATACCATGATCGACGTGCACGATCTTAACGTAGTTATTGATGAAGTAGAACGGGTCGTTCGCGCATTTCACATACTCTTCAAGTTCTGCTTGTGTAAGCGAGACTTGTTCGTTGGGAAGCGGCAGGTTGGGGTTCCCGTTATACCCCTTTTCAGAGCGGGTACTCTTAGGCATATGCGTTCACTTACTTAGTGTCTTTTTGGATAGAACGAAGCTCTCGTAACAAATCAGCAGCGCGTCCGACAAACACAGCTTTTTCGATTGTGACGTTGCTTTCGTTTTGATCCGTTTTGACTTCTGTAGAGGCGTCTTTTCGTGCTTTATGCAAATGCACTAGTTCTTTGTTCGCATTGACAATAGCGGTGAGCATCGTGGCGACGACTTCATACGCTCGCGGGCTGTCCCCACTCTGCGCTAACAAAATGGCGCTTTTTGCCGCTTCCTTGACATCATTGATGCTATCGGTGATCGTGGTGCGGGCATATTGAAAATCTTTTTCTAACGCACCATTCGGAGGGGCCTCGACGGGTTCTGCCACCACAAGTTCAGTCGATGTCGTAGTCGCGAGCGCCGTCGATGCATTGGCCACTAACGTGGGTTCGACATCAAATATTTCATCTAATTGTTTCGTCATACCTAATCAGGTTCGTATGTGAAGTCTTCCGTAATCGTCGTATTCGACGTAATCGTTGTTGACGTACTGTTGATCGTCTGATTCGCGGGATCCGCTTGCACCGTGATCGTCACCTTTGGCAGCGTGTTCGCATTCGGTGCTGACAGATCTTCATACGGAGAGTTATACAGATTGACGATGACTTCTTCGATACGCTTACTATCCTTGACTGGGCCATAAAAGAACACCTTCATCGAAAATTCCAGTGTCCAGATAATGACGCGGCGCGTGACAAAATCGCCTTCATAATTATCCGAATGTGACACGCTTTGCAGCGTAATCGGCACCACATCAACAAGATCCGGATAGTTCGCTAACGGTCGAACAGCAATCGTATAATCGGGAGTGAAGAATGGAAGAATCTGTTCAACAATCTGCATACCATCCTGTTGCAGTTTTGTCAAGACGGAAAGCGTCATCGTTAGCGTATACGGCACCCCGACATACAATTTTGCTAACTTATGTTCTTCATTGCTGTTGAACTTGAGATTATTGAGCGTGTTCATCTTCCGCGACGGATCGTATGCGATATTCGACAACTCATACGAAATGCGCGGCACGACTTGTGCCACACCACGCAGAAATTCTGGATCTTGCGTGAGTCGCGTCAACCATCGCTCTTTGGGGCCGTATTCTAACGGCACCTGTTCACGAAACGTCTCGGCGCCGCTTTCATTCTCACGGGTAATCGTGATGCTGTCAAACAGTGACCCAAACGCTAACAGATAGCGACGGAGAAGAAGATGCTTGAAATGCGTGTGCATATGCTAATCGTCTAACATGTGTGTGCCGCGAGTGACAACGACACCCAAGGGATTGCCTTGCAAGAACTCGTTGTCGCTGATCGGATCGTGAATCGTCGGTGCCGTATTCGGTGTGGTATTGCTGACGACCCATGCCGCGTTACTGTTCGCACCACGTACCGTGGTGACATTCGCGAATGTGCCCGTGATCTGCTGCACCAAGAGCGTGCGCGTATTCGCTGTCCATTGATAGACTTCGCCCGTCGCTGTCGCGGATGCAAGGTTCGCACCTTGATAGGCAGTTTCACCAATCGTGAAGGTACCATTTCCGCCCGCGTTCATGACGAGCGCAATCGTGTATGCATCACGTGAGGCGACAGCATCGACATCAGTATTGCCAGTGTTGACGACTTCGTTCGTGAAGTTCATCATCTCACACCGAAGCTCATAGGTGTAAAGTTTACCTAACTGGAACAGTTCTTCTTTGTTTTCCACAAATCGGATTTCAAACAAATACCGATTTGTCGGCGTCATCTGAATATAGATAAGATCATTTTCGCGAGGTCGCACAATCGTTGCATCACCTGCCGTCACCGTATTTGCAAACCGTCGCTGCGACACAACGAGTGTGATCTGATCTTCGATGTGTAACCCGAATTTGCTGATGAACTCAGATTGACCCGTAAATGCTTCGTACGACTTGACGTACATCTCGACTTCAATCGCATCTTGAAAGTTCGCTAGTGGATCTTCGCCCAGAAACGCATCGATGTTGCCTTCAGAACGCGGCAAGTAGTAGACGTTGTGGCCGTAGATCTGAATGGATTCATCAATCAGATCGGCGACCAAATTTTGCTCTGTAGCAAATGTCGTCTGATTAAAATAGGGATTGATCATGACGGTTTAGCCAACAATAAACTGCGGCGGTTCCTGAAACTCTGTGCGCACTTGTTCTTCCAAATCGCGAATTTCCTGTTGCGCTTCTGACAGAATCGCACGACCGTCAAGATTCACTCCGCCGGGTAATGCGATGCCCGTGTACTTGGAAAGATTCAACCCCCATTGACGCTTGATCAAGGATGTGGCATACCGCTGCAACCACCGATCACTCCATACATCGGTATACGCTGCGGGGTCGATGGTGCGATACCCTTCAAGCACAATGTGCTGACCGGGCGCGAATGTTGCATACCAGTTCACATCGACGTAGAGACGATTCATGTGTCGTGAGAAGCGCACCGATGGCCGACCACGGAATGTGTCGTTCAGCAACTGCTGATACGAACGACCAATGTGATACGGGATGATTGAATTGGAGGTGAAGTTCGACAACAGCGAGATATTGAACTGCGACTGCGGGTCGAACAGAATATCCGCAGAGATGCGCGAATCGAACGGGGGAAATACCTTTGTAATGCCAATCACCGAATCGACAACGGGAAACCATTTGTTGTCCATGTCGCCAAACGTCACACCGTTGGCTGCCACAGTACCAGTCGCGCCCGATTGCTTGCCCAGAACAACTTCTCCCGCCACAAACGTCTTGCGAGCGGTATCACTGTAACTATCTGTGGTCGCAGCGCCGGTATTGGATGAGGCGACCGTAAAGAAAATAATGGAAGTTGAATTGACGGTACGCGTGACGATGCCTTGCACGTTTGACGTTTGACCGACAATCATTTCACTATTGGTAAAGGTTCCCGTGGTCGCTCCGGTAAACAGTAGTGTGCTGCCCGTTATCTCATGGCGCATATACGTCTTGACCACCGCATCCATGTGATACTGCTGATAGACGTATAGCGACTCATCGATGCGATCTTCCACTTGCGCATCAGAGACGTTGATCTGAAGTACACCATCGCCAAGAGCGCGAAGGCAATACGATTTGAAATCGTTACGTGTAGTTGGAATGGCCATAAAAGGTTACGAAGCCCATTT